TAGTTAAAGAACTTTCTGAATGGTCGAACCAAAATTTTACCAGTTGTATCTTCAGTGATAAGACCTCGACATTGAAGTGTTACCTCATCCCACAAACCCTCGTACTGAACCTTTTCAGTGTAGTTCCATATAGTCAATGGAAGGGTTGGGTGAGTTTGTTTGTATAACAACCCATCTTCATAGTACCGATGTAAAGTCTCTAAGTTCATACGACAAAGATACAAAAAATCTCCTGAATAAAAAAACCCCCACTTTTTAGAGTGAGGGCAAATATAACATAAAACAACAAACCTACTTTTGTGATCCGTTTCGCTTTAACTGCTCAAGGATCGACAAGAGTAAAACAATAACAATAATACCAATAACAACCATCTAAATATTTTTAAGTGGATTCTCTTAAGATTTTAACACTCCAAAGATAAAACAAAAAATTGGTTACTACAAATTTTCTGATTCAGTTTTTTTGAAATCTATAACTTGTTGACGTTTCTGTTGAACAAAGAATCCAACTCTTTCGTTAGCAACCTTGCAGTAGTTAGGACTGAGTTCAATTCCCACCCACCTACGATTTAGGGTTTCTGCGGCAACCATACTGGTACCACTACCAGCGAATGGATCCAATACCACGTCATTCTTGTATGTCAGAATCTTAATCGCCTTGGTTGGGATGTCCATCGAAAATGTTGCTTTGGTGAGACTTCGGGTGTCTGCAAAGTAGTTCCACTGTCCAAACACCAAATCAATAAACTCACGTTTCTGTTCTTCCGTGTAGATGGTTTTTGGTTTCATAACACCATTTTTATCCTCTTTCTCACCAAGTTCACCAACCCACTGAGGTTCACCCTTGATCTTTTTAATGTGATTTTTCTTGTAAGCCAAGATCACACACTCCTTTGGGTTGTATATATAAGGCGCACTGGGTGACATCCAAGATCCCCAAGCTGTGGTACGACTACGATGTGGGGATTCTTCTTGCAAGTCAACGACTCCATAGAACTTATACCCAATCTCTTTCATAATCTGCCATACCTCACCGAGCATGAAGATACGACCTCCTTTACTTTGACGGTTGATCTCGTATGGAATGTTTAATGCAATACGTCCATCGTCTTTCAAAACACGATAGGCTTGTTCCAACCAAGACTTGGTGAACTTCTCATATTCCTCCCACACCATATCATCTTGGTGAACATCATATTCAATACCCACACCATAAGGGGGAGATGTCACAATGAGATCCACCGATCCCTCCTCCATGGTTTTCATAACCTCACGACAATCGCCGTTTACAATCTTTCCTAAATAGTTTTCAATCATTTTTCAATAGTTCAATAATAATCATAATAATAACAAACACAAATACTAAGGGCCAAATAACCAAGATCAAAAGTCGATCTTTATTATTTAGTTCATATGTTGACCCCATCAATAACCAATCAATAAAATAAGTCACGATGAAACCCCCAATAAAGTGCAACCATATGGTTATCACTTCCCTTCCAATAGTTGAATCTTACGATCCAAATACCACAGAGCTTTCTTAAGGTCTTGAAGTTCTTTATCAGCATCCTTCTTACCGGCACGGGTAATGTATTTAAATACATTACCCAAGTGGAAGTCCATCTCAAGGGCTTCAACCACTTTAATAACTTCATACGGGTTTTCTTCGCCCCCGTAATGCTGAGGATGATTAACTTGTTCCATTAGTTCTCAGCAAATAACATATCAACAATATCGTCAACATCCGTGGTAAAGTCCAGAGCATCAGAAATAACTTTTACAATTTTGTATGGATCACCATTCGATGCTGGTCTACGATCCTCCACATAACCCTTCCATCCCTCTGATGTTGCCAACGGAACACGAATAGACGATCCACGATCTGCAATACCCCAACTAAAGGTATCAATACTTTGAGTCTCGTGTTTACCAGTTAGACGAAGGTTGTTGTCAGAACCATAGTTCTCGATGTGTAGTTCGTGTCTGTCTTCCATTCGTTGGAATAATACTTGGAAATAATCCTCACCACCCAACTCTCTCATCATTTGATTTGAGAAGTTACAGTGAAGACCTGATCCATTCCAATCACCCATCACAGGTTTTGGGTGGAACTCAATGTTTAATCCATATTCCTCACTCATCTGTTGAAGGATGTAACGTGACATCCATAGGTCATCACCAGCCTTTAGTTTTCCCTTACTGAACACTTGATACTCCCACTGACCCAAAAGGACTTCAGCGTTTGTACCAGTGATGTCAATACCTGCTTTGATACACATCTCCATGTGATTGTCAACAAACTCACGACCATTCACCTGTCCGTTACCAACACCACAGTAGTACTTTCCTTGTGGTTCAGGATATCCATTACTTGGGAACCCAAGTGGACGACCGTCTTTCATAATGGTATACTCTTGTTCAAAACCAAACCAAATATCCTCTTCCTCGATACCAACCTGTGATCTGGTATTAGAAAAATGTGGTGTACCATCAGGATTAAGAACCTCACACATAACAAAGTAAGAGTTAAGATACCCTTTATTTAAAAAGTTTTGATAAACCCTAACAGGTTTTAGTAGACAATCTGAGAAGTGACCCTCCGCTTGTTTTGTTGATGATCCATCAAAAGACCACATAGGACAATCTTCTATACGAGGAGTGTGATAGTCATCAACGTCGATGACCTTTACCTTACTACGAAGGTTCGGCTCAGGAGTATATCCATCGAGCCATACATATTCAAGTTTAACTTTGGTTTTCATTGTTTTTAAAAAAATAATACTTTTTAGCAAACCTCGATTCCTCTACCAATCCCTCATCAACTAACTTATTAATGATCTCTTGTGTCTCATCCCAAGATTTTTTTAATAAATAATCCGCAATACACCCTAAATACGTGGGGAGTTTAAGATTTTTTTGTAGTTTTTTTGTGATAGTGTCCATTAAAAGAGGGGGTGGTTCCTATTTTTTTTCTTTTTTGGATTTTTTCTTTTTGGTTTCCTCCACAACTTCGTGGATTACTTCCTTGTTGTCTGACCCTTTGAACTCAGACTTAGGGATAAACATCCAATCTCCTATAGAAACACGACGATCTCCTTCTTTATCTGTTACACGGAGAATATCTCCTTTTTTATAACGTCCAATATTAGTTACGGCTTTGATACACTTCATTTTATCTAATTTTAAGTTTTCTTTTGATTTCAGTTTCTTTAGTACCATTTAAATATAACTCGAAAACTTGATGAGACAAGTCATCGTAGAAGACATGTACATCACCGGTATAAAGAATATCGAGTTCACCTTGGTTAAGATGTTGAAGGGTTTGTTCCTTCGTTATAATACGTTTACTGAATCCCATAGGACAAATCTAAGAAAGTTTTTTCAAACTTTCAAACTCCTCCCATTGATTTTTCGGAACAACTTGTAAAATGTACGCCAAAAGTTTTCTTTTAGTCATTGGGACCAAGGTCGCATCAAATGGAAAGTTTTCGTTAGAGTGAATTTCAAATACAGGAAGTTGTTTGTAGTTATCGACCCAAGAAGTATGTTCAGATATTATAAAGTTCATTGTGAGTCCCTGTGGGTCACCTTCCCAAATAAGATTAAAATAAAGTTTGGCCTCCCCACTATTCCCCCTAACTTTTTTAATGGAATACTCCCAAATATAAACCCTTTTACTTGACTTGAACCCAATATACACATACCCAACACCCAAGTTCAGATTTTTTTTGTTTTTCTTAAGATTAACAGTTGTTGACTCATAAACTATAGACCATATGGACTTACCAATATTAAAGGCATCCATAAGTTTGTTTGAAGAAAACATTAAAGTTTTTTCAAGTTCAGAATCCTCATCATTGGAAAGTTTTGGTATTCTGTGAGGAATCAACTCTTTCATAAGGATTTCATCATCACAAGACTCAAACTTTTTCTTTGTATATAAAAGAGTTTTTTCTTTGAATAACGATTGAACATTTGCCAAATGCAAAGAAAGTTCTACAAAGTCAGGATATATTCTGAAGTTTTCGAAATTCTCTTCACATTTTTGAAGGTAAGACAAAAGTGTGTACTTGTTGTACTCAAAATCCAAAGGTTCTGAAAACATCCAATCGGGGCTTAGTCTAAAGTGTATTTTTTTCTTTCGTGGCATTTACTAAAATAATAACCAAGTTTTTTATTTAATCTACTCTAACAATATAGAACCATTTCCCATTTGCAGAACTTTCTCCAACAACACCATTGTAAGGTGATATGATTTCATAACCATCAGATTCAATAATACCCTCAATAAACCTCGTTCTATCAATGAATCTATCTATTTCAAAATCGTGATCTTTCAAGTGACTGACCGGATCTCTTAGTACATCTTCAACCATGGATTCAATGTATCCCTCGATATCTTCATCTAAAAAATCACCATTGGGATTTAATTTTTCTCCTTGTATATCATCCATTAACTCAGAAATAATCCCTTCGAGCTCCGTGAGTTTTTCTGTGAGTTGTGTCTTTTGTTTCTTATTTTTTGTACCTTCCAAAAATTTTGACAGAGTTTCAATCTCGTTTCCCAAATCAGATATTTTTGTTTCTTTAAAGGAGATAACACCTTCTTGTTCACGACTGAGTTGTTTTTTTTCTTCAGGCAACCAACTTTCAGGATCATCATAAACCATATCAGTATACATGTCTTTAAAATAACCCACAACCTCATCTTCATCTACGAAACCCTCAACAAAACTTTCACTGAAACCCTCGTAACCAACATCATCAAGCATGTTTTCAACGTGTTCTTCAGCACTTAAGTGTACTTCCCTTTCGTCCCCAACTGCATATTCTGTGGATTCACCGTTGACACTAAAATTATCCATAGAATAAAGTGAATAAGTCTCAGGAATTAAATCATAAACATCACGATAAGAATCATATAACTTAAGTTCGTCTTCAACTTGTTCGATTTGTTGACGTATCAGAGTTTCGTTTGCATTATCTTCTTCCAATTGAGACTCAAGAACTTCAAGTCTTTTGGTCAGTCCTTGTTTTTCTTTTTTGTCATCATCAGTCAAAGGAACAATATCCCCTTCTTCAACCAAATATTTGAACAAGGCATTTGCCTTTAACCCCTCCTCAGATATTTGAGAATTATCAAGACTCCATTCGTTTTTTTCACGTCTTAGGTTCGCGGCAATAATTTGTTCTTGAGTTGGCATGATCTTTATTTGATAAATATTACTTTTATGATATATTTATCATCAATAAACATCAATACTTTTTTACCATGGGATGCGGTTGTAAAAACAAAGCAAGTAATCAAACAACGACTAACACCACTAGTCAATCACAACCTGTTGCACAAACAACAAACGAGAGTGTTAAAGACGCCATTAAAAGAACTGTAGAGAAATACTACAAAAAATAATCTATAACACTGTGTAACGGATCAGGGGTGGAGAAATCTACCCTTTTTTTATATTTATACAATATGGCGAAGGTTGACTTTATAATCAAACATTTTAATAACATACCTGAGTATGAATCTCAGAGATTTGTCGAAAGGGTATTCAATAACGATATCGAGCGTTTTTTTATGTATATTCAATCAAAAGACAAGTTTGATGAACTTGATACGTATGTTATTGAAGAAAACTACTATAAACAATATCTAAATTTTTTATACAACACCGATTATCCGAAATTTGCCGGTGAGGTTATTAGACAAACTGATATTATGGATGGACCAAATGGTTATTATATAGAAATTGGTGACAGATCAGATCTTGTACCTCTTTTTTGTGATAACTCAAGAGATACCTCTGAACAAGATGTTGCTAAAATGATTTTTGATGAAGATCATCAGGATTGGATGGGTTGGTATGATGGGGTTGATATCTA